CCGTTTTTTAGTTTGATAGTTTTATAGGTTGTTTTTGAAAACTTGCTTAATTTTTTGCCAATATATTTTTTATTTGTGACTGTATTGGTGATTAGGTACACGAACCCAATACAGTCCTCGGGTAATTCGTTTATAATGCTACCTTGAAATGTCCAAGACATTCATCATTTGGCAGACTTTGCCTCTTTCCTTGCTGCTTTTTCTGCTGTGATTTCATTACGTCTAGTTTTAATAGCCTTACTCATTTCTGCAAGCGCCTTTCTAGCTCTTGTACCTGCTGCGGCATTACCGCTGATAAACTTTTCGTCTTCTTTCATAAACTCTTCAAATAGTCTTTGTAGTTGTGCTGTTGTTGTGTCCATTCTTTTTTCCTTTAGGTCTGCCTGGTTTACCCTTATTGGCTTCTCGCCAGGCTTTTAATTCTTCTTTTTTACGTTTCTGTTCTATTTTATAGTTTTCTAAACTTTCAAAATATGCTGCAATACTTGCTCGCCATAATTTTCTTTCTAGCTTAATCATAGCTTTTATAGCTTGGCTAAATGCTCTTGCCGGCCTTTGTCCACCTCGCCTTAAGAACAGATGATGGTAGTTATGCAAATTTACAGCGTGTTCCAAATATTCTGAATATAAGGACTTATAATACTCTAACTTTTCATTGGACATAATCTATATCATTGCTGTATGAAGTAAATCCGTTTTCTTTTATTACACGTAATACATTATTAACTCTACCTACTAGCTCATCTTTGTGACTGATAAGGTAGATATTTTTATTACGATCCCTTGCCATCTTTTTAAGCACTGCCAATGCTGCCTCTACACCCGCCGAGTCCATACCGGCGTCTACTAGTTCGTCAATGAATAGGAGATTTATGTTTTGGTATAAACCTTCCCATACATCCCTAAAGGCGAAACTCATGGATAAAATTAATCTATTACGTTCTCCCCTGGAAAGATTATCAAAGTCTAGGTCCTGTCCTAACTGAGTAATTTCCACATTAAGGTCATTTTGAAACTTAACTTGATGTGGTAAGCCCAGTTTATCTATATAATAGCCTAGTCGTTTGTTTAGATAAGTTAAGTTTTGATCAATAATACGTTTACGTATGAAACTATCTTTATTTGTTAACAGTTTATAAAGAAACTCTTGATGTTCTTTTAACTTTACAAGGTCGTTCACCGCTGTCCAGTCTATATCTTGCAGTGCAGTATTTTGAAGTTCTTCGATTTGTTCTTCATATGGATTTATTTCTGTTGCCTTATCTATTAATGATTTTTCTAAGTTAGCAAGATTGTTTTTATGACCTAATGCTTCTGCTTCTGTTTCATAAAAGGTGGAAGGTTTTTTAGGTTGATTAACTATAGGTTCTATTTCATTTATAACATTTCCTAGATCCTGCACAACTTTTAAGGCGTAAGTTTCCGCATCCTGTTTGTAGGTAAGAGCTTCTGCCAGCATTTCTTCATGTTTATGATCATGTAGTTGCTGCTCACAGGCATGACATCGTTTGTCTTTAAGTTTTTCTATTTCTGAAAGATATTTTTTTACGGTTTTTTCAGCCTGCATTACCGCAGTTTCTAGAGTTGCCTGTTGTTTCCTAAGTTCTTTAAGTCGGTTGTCATTCTCTAGCCAAGTCTTTAAAGCAGAATGAGCTGCTATTTCACTGTCAATGTCTACAGATTCCAAGTTTACAATAGCTCTGCCCAGCGACTCTAACTCTTGATCATGTTTATTACTCCAAGCAGAGCTTTTTATTTTTAGACTGTCGATACTTTTTTGTACATTTTCGTTAGCAGCCTTTATGGCATCTATCTTAGCTGTTTCTTGTTGAATAAGATCTTTGGAATCTTTTATAACATTTTTTAGTGCCTCTGCCTTTTCACTAAGTTGTGTAATTCCTAATAGTTGCTCGATGACTTCCCGTTGATCGGCAGCTCGCATACTAAGAAACGGTTCAGTGTAAGTATTCAATGCTACAAGATGTTTAAACATAGTATGACTCATCTCTAACATATCTTCAATGTTACGCTGAGTTTCTCTACTATCTCCTTGACTTTCATCTTCGGATTCGTCAGTCTTCATTTCCGAATCGTTGACAAACAGTTTCAATACATTAGGTTTGCGGCCACGTTCGATGCGATATCGGTTACGATTCTTTTCGAACTCTACAGTAACTAACATATTTTTGCCGTTAGTTTTGTTGATAAGATTTTCTTTACGTATATTTGTCAGTGCCTGACCATAGAGAGCATAGCTTAGTGCATTAACAATAGTAGTTTTGCCTGTACCATTTCTTGAGCCTGTGTCATCTCCTCCTAGATCTAGGTTTGAACCTAGTACTAGAGTAAGATGTTCACGATCGAAATCTACAGCCTGAGTTTGGTTACCCACACTCATGAAGTTTTTTACAGTTAAGTTTTTAAGTTTGAACATTATAGATTGTTATAGATTTCAATAAGAGTATTTTTGTTATATTGCCCATTGTCTAAGCTGAGTAGTTGTTCGGCCACAATTTGATCCACACTTTCGAAAACTGCATCAGGATTATCTTCATATGTGCCTTCTAGATTACTTTTATCTAAGATAAGACTGATTTCACGTATGTCATACTCATTCATAAAAGTTTCTTTAATAAAGTTCGCTTCTTCAAAACTAATATCAATATCTAAGTTTACTTTTAAGTGCATTTTAGACTTCATAACCGTTTCTTTACGATCAATAAGGTCACTAAGTGTTATGGTGCGATACTTAGGACAATCTTCCCAGTCATGAAACTCTGGTTTGCCGCCCCATTCTAATATCATCATACCACGTTCGTCGTCCCATGTATCTGAAAAGTTATGTGGAAATGCATTTCCGATATAGATGACCTTGTCGCGTTGTTGACGTTTGTGAAAGTGCCCACTGAAAACATAGTCTGGATGTTTAAAATGATGGCTCTGTAATTCACCGTGATCAGGCATTTGCACCATGGCATTCATATAGAACAATGGTAGTTCGAAATGACCAAATATATATTTGCTCTTAATCTTTTCTATGGTCTTCCACTCATCTCCTACTAACCAAGGAACAAGAGTAACACCGCCTAGAGTGGTAACAGTGTCTACGACAGTAACACCAGGTATGTGGCGACCGAAGGCACTGCTATGGATATCACGCTTGTCTTTGTAGTATAGGTCGTGATTACCTGGAAACCAAAAGAACTGTTGAAAACCTTTGCCTAGTTTTTCTAAACATCGTAAACTAGTATCTAGTGTTATAAGATTAAGGCTGTTACGATTATGACTCCAATCTCCGAGAAAGATACCAGTTTCACAACCGTTGGCTTGTGCAGTTTCTATATACCAATCTACAAACTCTTCACAGTCTTTTAGATGAGTATTTGAGTTTCCCTTAAGACCAAAATGTATATCAGTAAAACATGCTACCTTCTTAAAAAGATTCATATGTTATTCTCCTATAGGAAGTATAGCATTTATGCCGATTAAAAGTCAAGCCTTTGCCTCTGCGTCTTCCCCATCTTCCTCTTCAACTTCAGCTTCATCACTCTTAGGCATACGTAAGTTTTTATATAACTCTGCTTGCCTTGCAGTTTCTTCTGCGTATTCATGAGCGTTCTGTCTTGTTGAGCTTGGTGTTAGACCTGCTTCTTCTAACATATCATCTCTAATATTTTGATTTTTCTTTTCAATGTTTAAAATGCGTGTGAACGAGTTAGTGACTGCTGCTGTGTAGTAGGCGAATGGGTTTTCTGATTTACTTTCATCGAACTGAAGACCGATTTGACTAAGTTGTAAAATAGCCTGTCCTTTCATTTCGTCGATATAAGTATATCCTCGCCAGTTGCTACGTTGAGCATAACGTTCTGAAAGTTTAATGAACATGCGTCCTAGCCCTTCTGTAATACGTCCATGTTCTTTACTAAACTTGCCTGTTTTCATTCCTCCGCGCCAGTGACTTTTGCCCACACAGACTAGTTCATCTTCGTCATTAAACTTCCAATGTTGAAACGGGGGAAAGTTTACTTTTTCATGACTATCTGCTGTAGTTTTTGTAGTCTTTTTTCTACCTGGTGCTAGAGGTACATGATCGTAGGTCATTATTCTAATAACAATGTCGGTCTTGGCAATGGTTTTATAGTCGGGAGTTACATCTCCTAGTTTTACTTTCTTATCTCCTGCCATTCTAGCTTCAGTGAAAGCAATAATGCCTAATCGTTTAGCACGATTACGTTTGGCTTCTGCTATGGTTCTGATGTTTACCTTTTCTAAGTTTGGTAAAATTATATCGTATTGTTGGTAATCGGGTTTAGTAAAACTTGAAAAACTGCATTTGCTTTTGTGTATTTCTGCTAGAAGATCTCTGTTGTTTAGATATTTTACTTTTCGAGTACCGATTATTGCTATGGTCATATTGTTTTATGGTCCTTTTTAATTATTATAACACAAAATTGCTCTGTGTCAACCAAATAAGTAATAAAACTAGCAGTTTATTTTTGGTTAAATAAGGTATAGAGGATATATTTATGGCGGAAAATGTATTAGGTCCTGATCCTACAATACAGCAGTTTGATGATGGTAGTTCTATAAAACGATTTGATGACGGATCTGTCCTAGTCACTGATTCCGAAGGAGGAGTGGCGGGTATTCCTGCCGGTGCAGAGCCTAACAGTATAACACCCGCTACAGTTAATGTTCGTAGCCTAAGAAGTAGCGGTGTGGAAAATGATCTTAGAGTAAGGATAAGAGTTCCCGATTTATATCTTAAAAAATCTACTGCGGGTATATATGGAGAGTTATATAACCTAAAAGGTATTATATTTCCTTACACACCTCAAATATCCTATGATGTTAGAGCCGAGTATTCCAGTCCCCAGCTTTTACATGCTAACTTTCCGCAACATTTTTACACAAGATCTACCTTGGGTACTATTCAAATACAGGGCAGGATAACTGTACAAAATGAAAAAGATGCAGGTGTTTATATAGCCACAATACATTTACTGAAATCTTTAACTAAAATGCGCACAGCAAATGATACTGTTGCAGGAAGTCCTCCTCCTATATGTAGGTTACAGGGCTACGGTGATTACATGTTAAACAATGTGCCTGTGGTTATAACGACTTATAGAGTTGATTTACCTGAAAATGTAGATTATTTTACTATGGGTAAGGAACAAGAAAATAATATCTACGGTAAAAATACAGTGCCCACTATTAGTCAGTTAACAGTAAACTGTATGGTAATGTATAGCAGACGAGAGATTCAAGAGTTTTCTGTAACAGACTGGTTAACAAAAACCAAAGGCACTGACTTTAGAAATAAAGGATTTATCTAATGGCTGTGTATTCAAAAACAAGTCCTTATTTTGATACAGAAACTTCTAAAGGTTATTTAGATGTAATGACTTATAGAAACTTTACCATAGAGGACGATGACATTTTATGGGAAGTTACAAAAAACTATGAACATAGGCCTGATCTATTAGCTTACCATCTGTATAAAGATCAAGGGCTGTGGTGGGTATTTGCTATGAGAAATGGCAGTGTTTTGAAAGATCCTGTTTATGATTTAGTCGCTGGTGCTAAAATATATTTGCCAAAAATAAGCACCTTAAGAAAAGACCTAGGTATATGATATGGCGGATACTACGGCAGAGCGTAAAACAGTTGTAAATGCAGGTAGTCTTACTGTAAGTGCTAAGAGAGAAGTTAAATCAACAGATCAAAAGACGCCTGAGTTTGTAAAAGGCAATGTCTTAAACAAATACAGATCATATACCTATAACTTTACTCTAGCTGCACTACCTAAAGATTTATTAAAAAATCCTAAAGCCTATAGAACTAAAGGGTACAACTTTGATTTTGTTATTTTAAAATCTGGAGGAAAAGGTAAAGATGCCATTAATGCTAAGGCTTCTGCAGGTTTAACAGTTACTAAAACTTTTCAAGGAGAAAATGAACTAGGTAATATTTCTGTAACTGAAAATAATCTTAAGTTAGGTCAAGAGTTGGTAGAAAAATTTAACCAATCTAGTCCTGGCAGATTCGATATGTACATAGATGATGTAGAAATCGAAACGCTAATGGCTTTTACACCCGGTACAAATACTTCTTTTGCTAATAAGATTCATTTTTCTGTGTTGGAACCATTCAGTATCAATGGATTTCCTGAAGCATTACATGTGGGTGCTGTTAGCGCGGGTTATTTAAACTATATTCAAGCAAGTTTTGTGCTAGTTATGGAATTTATAGGCTATCCAGACAACGTTGATTTACCTACACCCGAGCCTATTGAACATACCAAACGGTATTTTGTATTAAAACTTAATGGCTTTCAAGCTGAAGTATCTGAACAAGGAACAAAATATAAAGTTACTTGCGTACCTTATCATGAAAGTGCAATGGGTAATGCCAATGTGCTAAAAGAACCTATTCAAATGAAGGGTAACTATGTAAAAGATATTTTAAAAAACTTTGAGCAAAGTTTGAATGAGCAGTTGAAGAATAGCGATCAAAAGTATAAAGGTAAAGGTAATACCTTAATATACGACAAATACGAAATAAAATTCGCTGACATAGAAAATAATATTTTAGATACAGAAAAAAATACAAATATATTTGCAGAAAGTAAAGTTTTAGAACTTTCAAAAGAAAAAAGTTTATATAGATTTCCTGATCCTGGCAATAGTCAACAAGTGGCAGATAATCAACAACGTTCAACTAATACAAACTACGGTACAAGGGACGATCCTAGACAAGGCAGAAGCTATTCAGGTAATGTAGATGGACAAAGAGCAAATAACACAGGTACTAGACCGGTTGGAAACAAGCCTAGAGAATCCACAAACAGCGGTTATTGGTTATATACTCCTGATGAAGTAGTTGTACAGTTTCCAGAAGGTTCTAGGATACACGAATGTTTAGCAGCAGTCTTGAGAGATAGTCAATATACACGTAGCATTTTGGAAAATATGGACAAAAGTGGAACTAAAGATGAAAATGACATGGTTACTTATTTTGCTATACTTACTGAAACAGAGTCAGGCGAAATAGATCCAGTTACTAATAAACAACAACAGGTGTTTAGATATATTATTGTTCCTCATAAAATACATTTCACACGTATACCCGGTTATCAAAGTCAGAAATATGACACACAAAAGCTTCAAAGCAAAGTAATAAGAGATTACAAATACTTGTACAGTGGAACTAACCAGGACTTAATCAACTTTAAATTAAACTTTAATACATTATTTTTCGAAGCTATTCCTAAAGCGTTAGGCAATGCAGACTATCTTTTTTCAAATGATGCTCTGGGAAAAGAAAATGAAAATAAACCTGTGCTAACCGCTGACAATATTGATAATGTTAAACGTGATAGTGTGGGAACAAGTCCTATACAGGTCAATCCTGAAACACAGAAGGTATCTAATATAGGCACCGCCGGGCCTTTAAGTGTTAATCCATTTGATGTAATGACTAGACAGATGCATGAAGCTATAATCAATTCAAAAGCATCTTTGCTAACTGGTGAAATTGAAATACTGGGTGATCCGTTGTTTCTAACAACGTCGGGTCAGGGAAACTATAATCCACAGTTTCAAACAGCAGACACTACCTTGACAGTAGACGGAGAAGTGAGTTATCAACTTCGTGAAGTACATGTCGGTATTACTTTCCAAAATCCTGTGGACATAGGACAAGATGGGTTATACGAATTTCAAAAAGAACGTATACCGTTCAGCGGAGTTTATAGAGTTAATACTGTTAAAAGTTTTTTTAATCAAGGGTTGTTTAAACAAACATTGTCTGTGATGCGTATGCCAGGGCAGTTTGTTAACAAAGGTACTGTTGTAGCTACTGATCCTGCAGAAAAGATGGAGTTTGAACCTGACCCTTATAACAGGATAGTAACTGATACCAGTCGACGTATACCAAATAGTGCCGCCACAGGGCAGACTATTAATTTATTATCTCAGTTAGGAACATTAGTTAGTGGTATAACAGGAGCGGTAGGGGGTGTTGTCAGTGGTGTAACCGGTGCTCTTACCAGTGCAGTAACAGATGTTACCACAAAAATAAATTCTGTAACAGCAGGTGTAACGAGTGAAGTAGCAGCATTGTCTAGTAAGTTAGGAATAACTGCCTCACAGTTACAGTCGGCAAGTCCTTTAGTATTAGCTCAGTTTGCATTATTGGCAAAAAGTTTGCCAAGTGATGTGGATCCTGCTGCGGCAGCTAAACAAGGTGTTGCCACACAATATATTCCTGTAGCAAAATACACAAACTTGCCACCTATAGCTCCCGCATCAAAAGCACCGGACGTTGAAGTTAATACTGCTGATATAGAAAACTTAATGAAAGTCGGTGGTGCTGCTGCACTAGCACTAGCTTACGGAGTTAATAGTACTGATAAAATTTCCAGTTCTATGATTAATAAATCCCAGACACAAAACTTGCTTGCTGCTAGTCCCGGAATACAAAATCCATTAAGTTTACTCAACAGGCAAGTCAGTGCAGCTGACACAACCGCAGCAGCAGACAAGAAACTTGTACAGGCTAACCTTGTTAGCAATAGTAAAGAAGTAAATCTTAAAGTCAGTAACTCTTTACTCGCTGTAGGTTTAAATCCTGCTGCTACAGTAGTTCATGGAAGTAAAATAGAAAGCCCATTAGGTAAGTTTGTTAACAGAGATACAGCATGACAACAAATGAAACTAGGTCGCCGGGAAGATTACCGCATCCTGGGCCTTATATTGCAGAAGTTACCAATAACCTAGATCCTACTTATATGGGGTCCATGGAAGTTATTCTCCAAAAAAATCAAGCTATTCCTTCAGATTTACAAAGTAGAACGTTCATCGTTAAATGGACCAGTCCTTTTTTAGGTTACACATCTGCAAAATATGAAGGTAATAACAGCAGCGACTTTAACGATGTGCAAAAGTCATATGGCATGTGGATGGTTCCTCCAGACGTAGGTACAAGAGTGTTAGTTGTATTTGTCCTAGGTAATGTCAGTGACGGATATGTTATAGCCTGTTTACCTGCCGAGTTTCAAAATCATATGATACCTGGTATAGCAGCCAGTGAACAATCTTCTATTACCGCAGAGCAACAACGAAGATATGGAACTGAACTACTTCCTGTAGCTGAGATTCACAAGGGTAGCCAAACTTTAAATGAAATAAAAAATCCTTATTTTATAAAAAAAGCCGTACATCCATTTGCAGATAGACTGTTGGCACAGGGATTATTGCTAGACACAATAAGGGGAGTAACGTCTAGCGGAGCTCGCAGAGAAACTCCTAGTAGAGTATTCGGCATAAGCACACCAGGGCCACTAGATCCAGATGGTAAAAAAGGAAAACTAGGGTATGAAGGTAATAGACAGTTTCCAGTAAGTAGGCTAGGCGGTCACACCTTTGTAATGGATGACGGGGATTTTAATGGTGAAAATGAACTTGTTAGAATTAGGACAAGGACCGGGCACCAGATTCTTCTGCATAACAGTCATGATTTAATCTATATTGCAAATAGCAAAGGTACTGCCTGGATTGAAATGACCAGTGACGGTAAGCTAGATATCTATGCGCAGGATAGTGTAAGTATTCATACAGAAGCAGATTTTAACTTTAGAGCCGACAGGGATATAAACCTTGAAGCAGGCAGAAACTTTAATTTAAAAGCAGGCAATAATATCAATATTAATGCAGATGAAGACTTTAACCTATTGGTAGATAATCATGGACGAATAAAATGCGGTGGCGGACTAAATCAAAGTTCTAAAGAATCTATAAAGTTTACCAGTCTTGCCAGTTTGCATCTTAAATCTAATGAAGATATATTAGCTACCAGTGCTGCTAGTATTAATCTTTTAAGCGAATCAGGTAATAACTTTACAACTAATGGTGATACTAACATCAGTAGTGTAGGAAATATGACTTCCACTGCCAGTGAAATACATATGAACGGTCCTACAGCAGCTAAAGCCAGTTCAGCATCTGATGCAGAAGTCCCTACATCTTTACCTACATTTACATTACCTAATATAAGCAAAGATTTTGGATGGTCTAATGGTAACTTCTATAAAGCAGACGATATAACCAGTATTATGCAAAGGGTTCCTACCCACGAACCTTGGCCGCAACATGAAAGCATCAATAAAGAACGTTTTAGCAAAGGTAATACTGATAGCTATGCAGGCACGACCAATGAAACTACTAGCAACCAACCATTACCTACACCTAACGCTGGTCAACCTAGTGAATGGGCAAAGGATGAAGATTTTATAAACAAGGTAAAATCTGTAGCAGGTGCGTTAGGTTGTGATTATATCGACTTATTAGCCTGTATGTCATTTGAAACAGGCAGAACATTTGATCCTGCCAAGCGTAATCCTAAGTCTAGTGCTACAGGACTTATACAGTTTATGGCTAGCACAGCACGTTCGTTAGGAACTACCACACAGTTTCTTGCTGGATTAACAAGAACACAGCAGATGGATTGGGTGTCTAAATATTTCAAAGCTGGCCCATTAGCTAGAGTGTCCGGTCCTAAGATAGAAGATTTATACATGGCTATACTTTATCCGGTAGCAGTAGGTAAGCCTAATGATTATGTTTTGTTTAGAGCAGGATCTGCCGAATATGCTGTCAATCCATTAGACAAAGAAGGCAAAGGATATGTAACAAAAGCTGATGCTGCGGTAAAAGTAAAGCAGCACCTTAGTTATGTCAGACAGGAAATAGCAAACTACGAAGCAAGAAAAGCTCAAAAAACTTAAAATAAATATAAACATGGCTTATAAGACAATAGAAATCAGTTCAGGCAAGACAGTTTCACAACAACCTAAAAAGAAAAGTCATTTTTATAAGGGTTATAGCACTGTCGCGTCCGCGACAAATGTACAATTATTTGATTTGGATCTCATAAAACAGGATATAATCAATCATTTCAAAACTAAAAAAGGAGAAAGATTAATGAATCCTGAGTTTGGAAGTGTTATATGGGATTTGATAATGGAGCCTTTAACTGAAGAAACTCGTGATATTCTAAAACAGGATATCAGCACTATTTGTACAAGTGATCCTCGAGTTACACCTACCCAACTTGATCTTACAGAATACGAAAATGGTTATATTTTGGAAATTACTTTATTATTGAACGGCACAGATCAGAGCACTAATATGAAACTAGTGTTTGATCAGAAAATTGGCTTGGCTGTTCAATAATATACCATGTTTATAGCCCAAATAAATAAGGTATAAACTACATTATTATGATACCTGCTACCAATAACAAACTGCTTGTAACTGAAGATTGGAAAAAAATATACCAATCCTTTCGCAATGCCGACTTTCAAAGTTATGATTTTGAAACACTAAGACGTACAATGATACAGTATCTTCAGGAAAACTATCCTGAGGACTTCAATGATTTTATTGATAGCAGTGAATATATTGCACTTATTGACCTAATAGCTTACTTGGGGCAAAATCTAAGTTTTAGGATTGACCTAAATGCTAGAGAAAACTTTATAGAAACTGCTCAACGTAGAGATAGTATTCTAAGACTAGCACAGTTAATAAGTTATGTTCCTAGTAGAAATGTTGCAGGTTCTGGTTTCCTAAAAATCACTGCGGTATCGACTACAGATAATGTTATAGATAGTAATGGTATAAACCTAGCTAATGTAACAGTAGGATGGAATGATTCTACCAATGTAAACTGGTATGGACAATTTATAACGATTCTTAATAGTTCTATGGCGGGTTCATTTGCTTTTGGTAAGCCTTATGATAGAAAAACTATAGATGGTATATTGACAGAACAATATAGGATCAATAGTAGTAATAGAGATATTCCAGTTTTTTCCTTCGCTAAAAATATTAACGGAACATCAATGAACTTTGAGATAGTTCCTTGTAGTTTTAGTGGTAAGACATCAATATATGAAGAAGCGCCTCGACCAGGTGCTACATTTTCCTTTGTTTATAAAAATGATAATCAAGGATCAGGTAGTCCCAACACAGGATTTTTTGCACATTTTAGACAAGGTGAACTAGCTCTAAGCAACTTTAGCATAGACAATCCTGTTGCCAATGAAATAGTAGGTATTAACACTGATAATATTAATAACACTGATATATGGTTATGGCAGTTAGACCAAGACGGCAACTATAATACTTTATGGACCAAAGTTCAAGATCTAATAGGCAACAATGTTATATATAACAGCTTAGACAAAAATGAAAGAAACATTTATTCTGTTGCCACACGAGATAGAGATCAAATAGATTTAAACTTTGCAGATGGCAACTTTGGTAATTTACCTAAAGGCACATTTAGATTATTTTATAGACAGAGTAATGGTTTAACCTACAGTATAAAACCTGAGCAAATGTCAGGAATAGTAGTAGAGGTTCCATATTTTAATAAGTTAGGTCAAAGTCATACTCTAACATTTACTCTTGCTTTACAATATACAGTTAATAACGGAACTGCCACAGAATCAAATGTAAGTATTCAAAATAAAGCTCCTCAAAGTTATTATATTCAGAATAGAATGGTAACTGCTGAAGATTATAATATTGCTCCTTTAACCTTAGGAAGTGATGTAATAAAAGTTAAAAGTGTAAACAGAGTAAGCAGTGGAGTAAGCAAATATTTTGACTTGAGTGATGTAAGCGGAAAGTATAGTAAAACAAATATATTTGCAGCAGACGGAATACTATATCAAAACACTAATGAACAGAGTTTTGAATTTAGTTTTACAAATAGAAATGAAATATTTGCAGCTATTAAAAATCAGTTAGAGCCTATCATATCATCACAATCTTTAAAATCATTTTACTATGATCAATATTATAGACCAGAGTTATCTGATTTGTGTACATGGGTTGTGCCTGTTACAGGGCAAGCCAAAGGATATTTTGCCGATGCAGATGAAGCATTAAGTGTAGGAAGTTTTACATCTAATAACTTAAAGTTTGTAACACCGGGGGCAATGATTAAGTTTGTTCCTCCTAGCGGAAAATATTTCACCAGTAACGGCAAACTAACAGCAAATGCTAGCCCTACTACATTAAGTTATATTTGGACTAGAGTGGTACAGGTGGTGGGTGATGGTTCGAATACAGGACTTGGTGCGTTAGACGATGGAACAGGTCCTATTTTTCTAAGTAATATTATCCCAAACACTGCTATTCCAGCTGAAGTTATACCTAAGTTTGTAGATGTTTTTACATATGCTTTTGAAACTGAGCTGGTTAATCTTTGTCTCAATCAAAGAAACTTTGGGTTATCTTTCAGTCAAAAAACTTATCAATGGAATATTATTTTAGATACAAATCTTGATTTAGTTAATCCTTTTAGCCTAACTAATCAGGGCAATGTAGATAATGTTAACCTTGATGCTAGTTGGTTAGTGGCATTTACTTGGACTGGAAAAAGTTATAAAGTTCGTCACAGACAAACAGATTATATTTTCGAAAGTGACAAAGAAACAGGATTTTTTGTAGATGAAAATACTGTGAACTTTGATTATACTTCTAATAGTGTTGTAAGAGATCAAATAAAAGTTCTAGCTATTAATCAAAACCCTAATAGTTCTCAACAAGGTTTATCAAAAGATTATGTTTGGCAAATAGACAAATCTGTTGTAGAAGCAGATGGATTTGTTGAACCTAAAAAGGTCAAAATAAGTTTTTACGATAGGACTGAAACCGGAGAGATAGCAGATCCAGATGCATTTACTAATGTAGTTTCTCCTACTACAACAGGCACAGTTATTGGTCTAGATGGCTCTTGGCAAAAAAATAAGTTTGTGTATTTTAAAAAGATGGCAGACGGTCTAAGATATCAATTGGCAGATGCAGAAGATATCACTGCATATTCAAATCCAGATAATGTTCCATTAACCGCTAGAACAGAAGGCGATTTGTATTATTTTTATGATGTAGATTTTAATGTTGTAAAACGATATAGTCTAATAGATGCAGATGTAAGCGACCCGTGGGTGTATGAATCAGATTATACTGTATATCCAGGCCGTTCTAATCTTAAGTTTCATTATGTTCATAACAGTAGTGAAGATAGACGAATAGATCCAAGTAAGAGTAATATTATTGACATATACCTATTAACTGCCGGATACGATACAGAATATCGTTCGTGGTTGTTGACTGGAGTAGGCACTGAGCCTATGGCTCCTACCAGTCAAAGTCTTGAACAAAGTTACAGCGGAATTTTAGAACCAATTAAAACAATAAGTGATGAGCTAGTGTTTCAACCTGTAAAATATAAAGTATTATTTGGTTATCAAGCGTCGGAAAACTTACAGGCAACATTCAAAGCAGTAAAAAATACGTCTAGGCCAGTAAGTGACAACGAGATTAAGAGTAGAGTTTTGACTGCTATTGAAGATTTCTTTAGATTAGAGAATTGGGATTTCGGTCAAACATTTTATTTTAGTGAACTTGTAACATATGTAATGAACATTATGACGCCGGATATTACCAACTTTGTTATAGTTCCTAAATCTAATAATGCATTTGGTAGCTTATATGAAGTTTCCTGTCTAAGTAATGAAATTTTTATTAATGGGGCGTCTGCCGCAGATATTGAAGTTATCGATGCAATAACTGCTTCGCAACTTAAGACTACAAACATCGTTAGTGGAACATAATAATGGCTGAAAGGACAATCAAAAGCGTTAACCTATTACCAGAGTTTTTTAGAACAGAAAAGAACTCAAAGTTTTTAGCCAGTACAATAGATCAGCTTATACAACCTCCTAAACTTGAACGTTTAGACGGCTATGTTGGATCAACTGATACACCTAACTATAATTCTACCAGCGACATTTATATCGTAGAAAGTAGTCCGCTAAGACAAAACTATCAACTTGAACCGGCGCTAGTGGTAAAAGATAGCCTTGGGGAAGTTAAAGACGTAATCGGTATTGACGATTTAACCAATCAAATAGCTTACTATAATGGTTCTGTGGATAACTTCGATAAGTTATATAATCCTAGTTTTTATTCATATGATCCACAGATTGATTTAGATAAGTTTGTAAACTATCAGCAATATTATTGGTTAGTAAACGGGCCCGATGCTGTTACAATAACTGGAAGTCAACTTAATAGCACCAGCACATTTACAGTTATTGATAACAGTTTAGAAACAAGTTTCATTTTTACTCCCGACAGCTTAACTGAAGATCCTCTTTTAATTCTTTATAGAGGAAATACCTATCATTTTGAAGTTAATAGTGTCTACAATTTTTATATTAAAACTACTGCCAGCATAGGTGGCGACGATCAATACAACACCGGTATTACAAATAATGGAACTAGTACAGGAGTTATAACGTTCGTAGTTGACAATACTACCCCTAATGTGTTATTTTACACCAGTGGAGAACAGGTTTTAAGTGGTGGAAGAATTGTTGTAAAAACTATTGCGGAAGATTCTAGAATAGATGTAGAAGAAGAAATACTAGGTAAGAAAAGCTATACATCTGGAACAGGAATAGCATTAACTAATGGACTGAAAATACGCTTTGGTGGTGAAGTTTACCCTACTTACTACATCGATAGAGAGTTTTATGTAGAAGGTGTAGGTGCGGCTATCAAACTTATTGCTTGTGAAGATTTAGAAGTTGCTGAAAACTTATCCAATGTTCACAAAGAAACTTTTGATGGAGAGTTATTCGATTCTTATGCGTTTGATAGCTCTACAAGTTTACCTATTAAACCAGAATACATTACTATTAACAGAAGTAGTAGAGACCAAAATCCGTGGTCTAGGTATAACAGATGGTTTCACAAAGACGTTATTGATATAAGCGCAGATGCAAATAATGTAGAAGCAGTTTATCCTGCTGATAAAAGAGCTAATAGACCTATTATAGAATTTTATGCAGATTTAAAACTGTATAACTTCGGCAGTCTAGGACTAGGACCGGTAGATCTTATTGACACAGTTACTTTAGATGCTTTTAGTCTAGTAGAAGGTTCAGCTGGCCATCATGTTGATGGCATTTTGTTACAACAAGGCAACAGAGTAATATTCGCAGCCGACGAGGATGATGAAGTACGTAATAAAATTTATAAGGTCAACTATCTAACTATAGACGGTAAACTAAGATTAGAACTTCAGCTAGATGGTTATCCAGTTAATGAATCTAATGTTGTAGTTACCTCAGGTACCGAGTATAAAGGTACTAGTTGGTGGTTTGACGGTAGTAACTGGCAGTTTGCCCAACAACATACTAGCCTAAATCAAGCGCCTTTGTTTGACCTTTTTGACAAAGATGGTCTAAGTTATTCAGACGTTAGTCAAAAAAGTAGTTTTACAGGTAATCAAATATTTGGATATGAAGTAGGACAAGGATCTAATGATCCTGTGTTAGGGTTTCCTTTAAAATATAGAAACAGTTCTGGAGTAGGCAGTTACCTATTCAAGAACTACTTTTCTAATGATACAATAAGTCAAGCAGTTAGTTTTGATCAAACTATTTTTATTAGTACAGATAATACTTTTGTAAGATACAGTAAGTCGACCGGTCATGAATATACAAATGTTTGGAAAGATGTTGTAGCATATACAATACCTGATACAAATGGAGTATACGAACCGCCTTTAGGGCTTACTAATAATCCATTAAACGATAGGCTAGGGTCACTTACCTTAAGTCAAATAAGTGATCATTTAGGTACAATGGTGGACAGAGCTCCTGATTTCCAAGGAGTATTTCCGGGTTCTAGTAATCTTCGTGATTTAACAGATTTAATAAAATATGGAACACGCCTTGTTGCACACATTAATCCTATTTCGTTCGCTAGTTTTTTCATAGGTAAAAAAGAACATGATGTTATTGCTGCTTTAGACCTAGCAGCAGATCAATATAATCAGTTCAAACTGGCATTTATAAACAAGATAGCAGATGCAAGTCAGTTAGGATCTCCGAGAAATGTAATAGATGCTGTGTTAACTGAATTGAATAATGACAAGGATTTATTAACACCTTATTACTACAGTGATATGGTAGGGTATGGAACTGATAAAGTTACAAGAACTTGGACAGTAGTTAATACTAGTAATACTATCTATCCTATAGGTGCTGATTTTACACTTACAGAACTATCTGCAAGATCTGTTCTAGTGTATCTGAATGGTGAGCAGTTAACTTATGGATACGATTATACATTTATTGCTAATGACAGTTCAGTACAGTTCTTAATAAATTTAGAACTAGATGATGAAATAGTTATTGATGATTATATATCCACAGAAGGATGCTTCATTCCATCTACTCCTACTAAACTTGGAATTTATCCTAAATTTCAACCTAAAAAATATTTAGACACAAGTTATGTAGATGCCACTTACGTTATACAGTGTCATGATGGAAGTATTATAAAAGCCTATGATGATTACCGAGATGAACTTATACTAGAGTTAGAAAAAAGAATATACAATAATATAAAAGTTGAATATAGACCTGAAGTTTTAGATTGTAATCTTGCAAATATTGGTGGATTTAGAGATAATAAGTTTACATTTGCGCAAATAGAACGTATTATTAATAAAGATTTTCTAAAATGGACCGCAGCCTACGGTATAAACCCGTATGATAATTCTTCATTCGATGAATATGAATCACGTACTTTTAACTTCTATCAATCTTATCTAAGTGTTATTGATAGTAACCTTAAAGGTTCGTGGAGATCAATATTTAAATTCCTTTATGATACAGATAGACCAAACATAGCACCTTGGGAAATGTTAGGATTTTCTCAAGAACCACTATGGTGGGAAGATGAATATGGACCAGCTCCTTATACATCAGGAAATGATATACTGTGGGAAGACTTAGAAGCAGGTCGTATTAGACAGGGTGATAGGCAAGGCATAGCTAGTTTTTATGCCAGACCTGGATTATCATCTATAGTTCCTGTAGACGATAGCGGTGATTTAATCGATCCTATGCTATTAGCAGGCAATGTTACTGAAGCTAATAGAAGAAAACCATGGATTTTCGGCGATCAAGGACCAGCGGAAACTGCTTGGAGAAAAAGTAGTTATTGGCCCTTTGTTATACAAAAGATTTTAGCACTTACATCGCCTGCTAGCTATGCAAGTTTAATGTACGATCCTGCCAGATTAGTTTATAATCTGTCTAATCAGTTAGTATATTCTGTTTCTGATTCATTTTTAGATTTAAGAACTGTTTCGGTGTACAGACACACGTCTAACCTAGCTAGCGGATATGGTGTATATGTTGTAGAAGCAGGGCAACAACGAAATCGAGAATACATATCTAATCTTGTTAACGACTTAACATATGTTGATTTTAATTTATTTTATAAAGTTGGCGGGTTTATTAATAAGTCTAAAACTCAGATTATCATTGATGCTATAGATCCTACAAGTTCAAGCCCTGGGGCAATTTTACCGCAGGAAGATTATAAACTTATTCTTAATACAAGTAATGTAATAAAGTCAACTGCTCTTTCAGGTATAATAGTACAAAAACTAGAAGACAAGTTTGTTGTAAGAGGTTATGATAGTAAAGATCCTTATTTTACGATGTATAGGCCGTTTAGGTCAAGCACTGGTCAGGCTATCACTGTTGGCGGAACGACCGAGCCATACGTTACATGGAAACCTCAATCTGCTTTAACTTCTGGGCAAGGCAGTCAACTTAGTGATGCAGAGTTGACAAATGCAGTTGCTTCATCTAGCACAATATATTATACTAAAGGTCAAATAGTTTTATATAAAAATCAATATTATCGTACAAAGGTCACCCATAAATCTACAACAGAATTCGTTGAAGATTACTTTCAACGATTACAAGAGCTACCAATAAAGGGAGGTACAACTGTTCAAACTATCAGTAGATTTGAACAAGATTTGATAGTTATTCCTTACGGCACTGTGTTTAATACAGCACAGGAAGTTTATGACCTTATATTAGGTTATGGTAAATGGCTAGAGGGTCAGGGATTTATTTTTGATGATTTTAATACCGACCTTAACAGTGTTATTGATTGGAGTTTTACTGCTAAAGAGTTTTTATATTGGACCACACAAAACTGGTCAAGTAATAGTGTAATAACACTAAGTCCATTTGCTGATAAAATTAAGTTCAAGTTGTCTAACAGCGTCGTTGACGATATCTTCAACAGTTTTTATGAATATAGTTTACTACAGGCTAATGGTGTTCCTTTTCCAAAAGAAAATGTTTCTGTAAACAGAGAAGATGGTCTTTGCACTATAACAACTTTATCTACTACGGATGGTATATATTATGTTAGATTAAACAATGTGCAAAAAGAACATGCTATTGTTTTTAATAACAGTACTATGTTTAATGATACCATTTATGATATAGCATCTGGTTACAGACAGCGTAGAATGAAAGTTGTAGGATTTAGAACTAAAAACTGGGATGGTGATTTCTTCAGTCCTGGATTTTTATATGATACGGCCTACATAACAAACTGGAAAAGTTATACAAACTATAAAAATGGTGACATTGTTAAGTTCGGTAGCAAATATTATTCTGCTAAAACAAATGTTATAGGTACAGAAAAGTTTGATTTTAATAAATGGGTATTGCTAGGTGAAAGGCCTGTAGCTGATTTACTTCCAAATTTTGATTACAAGATTAATCAGTTTGAAGATTTTTACAGTTTAGATATTGATAACTTTGATGCTGCTCAACAAAAAATGGCACAGCATTTGATTGGTTATACTCCAAGAACATATCTTAATAACATCTTTACAAATCCAGTAAGCCAATATAAGTTTTATCAAGGATTTATTAGAGAAAAAGGCACAAGAAATGCAGTATCTAGGTTAGCTAAGGCAACATTAAGAAACCTTCAAGGTGAAATAAACTTTACAGAAGAATGGGCGTTTCGTATTGGGCATTTCGGTAGTTTCGAAACATTTAAAGAATATGAGTTTCCATTAAAAGAGGGGCAGTTTATAGAAAATCCTCAGGTAATAAATTTTGTAGAAACTCAACCTACAGAGCCTAATGATTTAATATTTTATTCTACTGCTAGTGATAGATTAATTGTTCCTGACAACTATGACTATTCTAAAACTTTTGTAACTACATCTAGCCAAGATGTATTTAAGTTACAGACAGCTGGCTATGTTAGATTTGATGATATAGATATCACAGCTCTTAATCAAGATACTATTTTAGATATCGACAATAATAGAAATATTAAGCAGGGCGATTATGTATGGATAGCTTCAAAAAGGAATGGAGACTGGGATGTTTATAGATACACTCTAACTCCTGCTAGAATACTAAGCAGTTATATGGAACCTGCTACAGTTAATCAAATGACATTCATTACAAAAGGAATGCATAGATTAGCAGTAGGAGACTTAGTTTCAATAAGTCAGTTTGACGAGCAGGTTAATGGTATATATCTTGTTACAGATATTCCTAAACTTAATAGATTTACGATTGAATTTGTTCAAGATATTTTTATCAGTGAGATTGTTCCTACAAGTCCTGGATTATTATTCAAGTTTGAGGGCTGTAGATACGAAGATTTTGATAATCTACCTAAGGACTCTGCATTATTAGGGTTACCATATAACAGTAAAGTATGGTTAGATGATGATGGTACAGGACGTTGGATAGTCTATAACAAAAACGACAACTTTGTATCAAAGACTATTAACTCAATAACTACTCCGGATGACCAAAAGTTAGGTTATAAAATAACAAAAGCAAGCGCCAGTGGATTATTCTTAGTATCTGCACCGTCATTTGCCAGTGCAGTCAACACAGGTAGTATTTTAGTATATACTGAAACCGGTAATACTGTTGCACAGCGTTTTAGATACGGCGTAAACAAAGGGTCAGACACTTATTATACAGGATCTGAAACAGATCTTGGTCAAAGTATTGTATATGATGCTAGACCATTTAATCAAACTGGCTACGGATTAATATTTGCAGGTGCACCTGCTGCATCGGGAACAAAATCCAATGACGTTTCTTTGGTACGATACGCTTCTTATACAGGAACAGCCAGTTCTAATCTAGAAGAAGGTCTAATTTTAGTCAGTTCAGTAGATCCTATTCTAATAGAAGAAGATAGACAGCGTGTTTTACTAAGTCCTTATCCTTCTAGTTATGAACGTTTTGGGCAGTCAGTATTTCAAATAGGGGATTATCTGTTTGTTGGAGCACCTGGAACTGCGTCTGTGGGAACAGGTACAGTTTATTGTTATTCTTTTAATACTGCTTCAAGTTCAGTAAACTTTAGTTATGTTGGACAAGTAACTACTTCTACCTTAACTTCAGGTAGTAGATATGGCACAGTTGTACATGGAGATGATAATGGAACTGTAATAGCTATTTCAGCTCCTGGTTATAATTCTAATACAGGTTTAGTTTCACTTTTTAATGGTACACCTACTAATCATTTACAAAATCTTACATCTCCTTTCGGAGCTAATGCTAGATTTGGTGAAGAACTTAGAGTAAGCTCAGATGGAACATATATATTTGTATCTGCTCCTGATGCTAGAGATGCAGACCAATCTTATGGTAAGGTTGCTGTGTACAAGAAAACTAACACAGGGTACACTTTACTACAAACTGTATCTAATCCCGTGCCAAGAGTAGGCATGAAGTTTGGACAGTCTATTGATATTAATAGTGATAATACTGAGCTTGTTGTAAGTGCATTAGGAAGTAATAGAAAAGTAAGTTTAACTTTTGATAAGTTTAGTGTATTATTAGAAAACTATATTAATGATTCTGACAGTGACGAGAATGAAGAAGCAACTACGTTTGATAGTGGGTCTACAAACTTTTATGACACCGTAATATATAGTGGATCTGCCTACATTTATAATAGAAAGAATTCATTATTTAGGTTAGCAGATGAACTAGGTCCTGTGGATATTAATACCGGAACTAACTATGGGTACAGTGTAGCAGTCAATAACAACTCTATCTATGTAGGTGCTCCTGCATTTAGAAATAGAACATTGCCTGATGATGCTAGAAGTGCATTTTATCAGTTTTATAAAAAAGATACTACGGCAAAAAGTTGGAACGTCCTGAGAGAACAAGACGATCCTGTCGATGTTACAACTATCAAACGTGTAAGTTTATTGGATTCATATAAAGAAGAAATAATTGATTACTTAGATGTTATAGATCCTATAAAAGGAAAAATTGCAGGCATTGCAGATGAAGATATAAGATATAGATCATTGTTAGACCCTGCAGTTTATGCTATAGGATTAGATACTACAGTTAATGATCCTAATACATCTTGGGGCGACAGTCACGTCGGTGAGCTATGGTGGGATTTGAGCACTGTAAAATATGTAATTTATGAGCAGGGCGATTTAATGTATAGGAAAAACAACTGGGGTAGACTGTTTCCCGGTTGTACAATAGATGTGTATGAATGGGTAGCAAGCGAACTTTTACCTAGTGAATGGGCTGCACAGGCAGATACTCCACTAGGTCTAACACAGGGTGTCAGCGGACAGCCTAAGTATCCTGATGATAGTGTGTTAAGTGTGAGACAAGTTTATAATCCTATTAATAATAGTTTTACCAATATCTATTATTATTGGGTTAAGAACAAAATCACTGTACCTGATGTTAAAAATAGAAGAATCAGTGCTTACCAAGCAGCAAGTATTATTGAAAATCCTACATTATATGGTCTAAGATTTGCCAGTATATTAGATAGCGATGCTGTTTCTGTATCTAATGTTGGTAACTTGTTAATAGGTGATAGAATTAATTTGAATATTGCTACTGATGTAATAGATAATCCTATTCCAAAACATACTGAATGGTTATTATTGCAAGAAGGTTCAGCTACCAGTGTTCCTAATTCATTACTTGAGAAAAAACTTTTTGACAGTCTACTTGGTCACGATAGTCTTGGCAATCCGGTACCAGATCCTGCGCTAAGTGTTAGACAGCGTTATGGTATTGAAATTCGTCCACGTCAATCTATGTTTAAAGATAGGTTAGCTGCTCTTAGAAATCTTATAGAGTTCGCTAATGATGTTCTTGCAGAAACAATCACGGTAGGTACGTTTAGTTTTAACAATCTAGATAAACAAGAAGAAATACCTGACCAGTTTAGCGGCGAGTATGACCAGATTGTAGAAGATAATGAAGGACTTTTACTGATAGATGTTAGAAATTTTGTAAGGGCACATCTAAGTTGTACAGTTTATAACGGTAAGATTAGAGCTGTTAATATTGACAATCCTGGCTTTGGCTACAAACTTGCTCCTAAAATAACAGTTAGTGCTGATCAAGGTGTAGAACTACGTTCTACAATAAATGACTTAGGACAGATAGTTTCTGTTGAAATCGTAAATGCTGGAAACTTGTTCACCGAAGCACCTAGTTTAACTGTAAGATCATATAGTGTAGTGGTCCAGGTTGATAATGAATACAATGGAAAATGGACAAAGTTTGTTTATGATGTCAATACATCAACATGGATTCGCGAACGTACTCAACAATATAATACAACATTGTATTGGGATAAGATAGATTGGGTAAGCAGCGACTACAATCAATATAAAGATTATGCATACACAGTAAATGAGATTTATGATTTACAGAGACTAGAAGATATTGTAACCGGTGATTATGTAAAAGTACGCAATGCAGGACTGGGCACATATATTATATTAGAAAAATCAGATACTGTTGGCTCTTTCGGTAACGGTTATAACTTGTTATATGTAGAGCAAGGAACCATTAGAATAAAAGATGATATTTGGAACTATGCTAATAGTGCATTAACTTTTGATAATCAAAATAGTTTTGACCAAACACTATATGATCAAACTCCTGATAAAGAACTAGAATATATATTAACAGCTCTTAAGGAAGATTTGTTTATAAATGATTTGAAAGTTAACTGGAACTTGTTTTTCTTTAAAGCAGTTAAGTATGCTTTCCAAGAACAAAAACTTGTTGATTGGGCATTTAAGACTTCATTTATTAATGTAACTAACTATGCAGGATCTTTGGATCAAAGGCCTGTATATAAGCTACAAAATAGCAGTTATTATGAAGATTATCTAAAAGAAGTTAAACCGTTCCATACACAGATAAGAAACTTCGTTACTAACCATACATTATTAGAACCGAGTAGAACTTATACAACTGATTTTGATTTACCTTCTGTGTACGATAGAGATTTAGACAAGTTTAGAACAGTAGGATTAGGAGATGATGAGCTAGCAGATTACCCATGGAAGTCTTGGGCTGATAGCTATACATTCGGCATTGGTAGTATTACAGTAAGTGATCCAGGTATAGGTTATATATCTGCTCCTACAGTTACCATAGTTGCACAGACTGGAGATTCCGGGACAGGAGCAGAGGCTATTGCATATGTAAGATCCGGAGAAGTTGTAGAGTTTGTAATCACTAATGAAGGTACTGGATATAAAGTTCCTCCAATAGTTTATATCACAGGGGGTGGTTCAACAGTAACTAAAACTGCTGTAGGCTATGCACAGCTTGCCAATAGAAAGGTTAGAGAACTAACTGTTGGTATGAAGTTTGATAGAATCAGTAGAAGTCCTGTCATAAATGACCTAGACAGCACAGATAGATTCTTATGTAATGGAAGTGATACTGAGTTTGTGTTAACATGGTTGGCATTGCCAGATAAAAACTTAATCACTGTAACTTTAGATGGCAATCTTGTACTGAGCAGTGACTATACAGTAGAATATTTTGAAAACTATCTAGGAGACCTAGAAGAATATAATAAAAAATATTGTAAGATTGTATTATTAAACACAGTTCCTATAGCAGGACAACTGTTACAGGTTTCATATCATAAAAACATAGAAATATTAAACGCAGTTGATAGAATAACTTACTATTACGAACCTGTTAGTGGTATGCCCGGAAAAGATTTGTCTCAGGTCATGGACGGCATAGTTTATCCTAAGACACGCATCGAAGGTTTAATGTTTGATTATACAACTAAATGGGGCAGTTTTTATACATTACGTGATAGATCAGGTAACGAGGCTAATACTTCCAGTTATGGGATAAGTTCTTGGGCAGACGATATTGGATATTATGATAGTATTTCTATATTGTCAACGGCTACTGTAGGAACAGATACAGTTGTCTTATCAACTACTACAGGCATCGTTGTGGGACAGTTTGCAAACATAGTTAGTAGCAATCCTAGTTTAACTACAGCTACCTTATTCTATAGTCAGTTAGCATATAGCGATACATCAGTTAGAGTGGATAGTATAAACACTGCCTCACGTAGCGTTAAATTTAGTTCTACAATAACAAATACTTTATCAAGTATTCCAAGGACTACATTGGTAAACGGTACATTAACCACTGTTTACAGTATAGGATACGTTGAGTTTTGGAGTTATGATTCTGAAACTACAATATTAGATAGTGCTATATACGGAGGAACATGGAGTACAGGGACTAGAATCGCCGCTTTAGGAATAAATCCAGAAGATATTTCTATTGTGGGGGATGGATTTATCACGCCTAACACAAGTTATGCTCCTGAAGAATTAGTTCCCGGTGAGATAAATGAAAGTGTAGGTATAAATGTTTATACTAAAAATCCAGAAGGTGCGCCTGTAATAGTCAGTAGTTATTTTGAGATAGAAGCAGCAACTACTTCTACCAGAAAATTAAGTATTGTTCCTCCAAACTATGCAAGTATTAATGTAGTTTATGAAGGTGAAATATTTAGATATAACTCTACTACTAACTTTACAAATACCAGTCAGTTTACAATAAACTGGGCAACTAATGAAATTATTATTCCACCTCAATCGTCTAGCGGACAGTTGGGCTATTCTATTGTAAGTATCGGTGGTGGTAGGGATAGCATTGAAGCCGGAGTGATTGATAACGCTACATTAACTGTGAATACTGTTAATACTACAAGTGAATATACAAGTGTACAGTTACAGAGTTTGTCTATTCTTGGAACTGTAAAAAGCGCATATGTTACTGTAAATGGTGTAGGTATTCCACAGGTAACAACTACAACTAGTTATGGCTATATGCTGGGAACTGCCAGTGAAGGAAGTTCAAGAGCTGCTGTTAATGTATACAATCTTCCAGAAGGTACTAACACTGTTACAGCTTGGTTCTTTGGTACAACTAATAGATACTATAATGAAGTTGCTGAACAGGTATTTTCTTGGACAGTTACTACTACAGCATTTACTCTAGCTATGCCTCCAGGGACTATAGAACCCGCAGCAGGGCAAATGATTGTAGAGTTGACTGACTCTATTGGCAGAAGAATATTAAGACCACCTCATATTGTTTATTATGAAGTATTAAATCCTTCTGTAACAACTTATTCGATAGATAATACAGGAACATTAGACTATAGTAGTGTTAGAGTATACCTTAATGGACGTATGTTAGATAGTATATTTGATTTTACCATAGTTGGCGGTAATGTAAGTTTTAGCCTAGGATTATCATTAAGGGATGTTATTGCTATAGAAAGTGCTCCTGTTGATAATGTAGACTACGACTATACCTATAGCAGTAATACATTAACATTAACTTCTGCAGCCTCAACATCTACTGGAGAGCTTAGAGTAATAACCTACACTAATCATGATGACATGCTAATTAGGACCGAACGGTTCATTGGTGTAGAGAACCGTAGATATAAAATAAGTCGTCCAGCACTGGATCAAGATTATGTCTGGGTTGTAGTCAACGGCATACCTTTGGTTAACCATCATGATTATGAACTGTTAGACGATAGTGTAACCGTACAAATCAGTGATGAGTACGAACATTCTAACAGTGATGAAGTTGTTATAACTAGTATTAGTAGTTCGGTATTAGCGTCAACTATTTTAGGATATAGAATATTCAATGATATCTTTAATAGAACACACTTCAAACGATTAAGTAAAGAGAATACAACTTACTTAACTAAGGAGTTATTTTTCTCTGATACCAGTATTCAGGTGGCAGACGCTAGTGTGTTAACACAGCCTATTCCTAGCAAAAATATTCCTGGTGTAGTCATAATAGATGGTGAAAGAATAGAGTTCTTCCAAGTGAATAATAATGTATTAAGTCAGTTGAGAAGAAGCACTTTAGGAACTGCTCCTAGTTTTTATTCAGAAACTATGTCTAAGGTTATTGACCAAGGTCCAGACCAAACAGTTCCATTTGAAGAAAACCATTACAGGCAAGATCAGATTACTGAATATGCGGTGAATGAATATCCTATTATAACAGTTGACCATGTAATTAATACTGGTACGCATCATCAGTTTGCTAACGACGGTATCACTTTGTCTGCTGCCATTAATCCAACGGATCAAATACTAGTTTATTATGGAGGACGTCCACTTAGAAAAGCAGGAGTATTTACACATGACATAACATTAAGTTATGATAGTCCTGTATTAACAGATGTGTACACAACATCTACTACATCTGGTCTACCGTATACAGAAGTTTTAGGTACTGCTTACATTGTGACAGCCACAAACTATGTATGGGTATATACCAAATCTAACAAGTCTGATGCTGTTAACGGATACGAATATACAGGATTAAGATACTTGCCACCTGAGTTTTCTGTGAACACAACTACAAATGAAATAGTATTAAATATTGAAGAAGGAGTTCAGGAAGGTATTAAGTTGACTATAATAAAGAGAGATTTTGCTAGAACTGCTGTTTGGAATACAGAAGAAACAACTAGCACCACTGTTTCTCTAATGCAAAGTGAGACAACACCTGCAAGATTTTTACAGGCTAGACCTGCAGAACTACCAGACAAATACTACTATGGAGGTGATCCAGCTCTAACTGAAGACAGCGGATTTGCCATACTTGATGAAGATAATGACCCGCTAGAAGGATATTGATATGCCAAAGATAACGCAGTTACCAACAATTAATACAGCATCTACGTCGACAACGTATTTTGTTGTGGCAGACGGAGGCATTGCCAAAAGGATTCAATTCCAAAAGTTTGCGGATCAGATTAGCCAGGCAGACTTAATGGGTGCTACAGGTCCTACTGGTCCGTCTGGAACGAGTATAACAGGTCCTAGCGGACCAAGTGGACCGAGTGGTGTTAGCAATATTCCAGGTCCAACCGGTCCTAGTGGACCATCCGGATCTATAGGTTTCACAGGTTTTACAGGCTCAACTGGACCGCAAGGACCACAAGGACCTAGCGGAGTAAGTATTACAGGTCCACAAGGACCACAAGGAATAGACGGTCCTCAAGGCGCTACTGGTCCTCAAGGACCACAAGGACCTAGCGGAGCCACAGGTGACCCTGGAGGTGCAACTGGTCCACAAGGACCGCAGGGACCACAAGGACCGCAGGGTGTGATTGGGCCGCAAGGACCACAAGGACCGCAAGGATCGACTGGTCCACAAGGTCCGACAGGTGCTAATGGCGTTAGAGGTAGTATTGGACCTACTGGACCACAAGGACCACAAGGGCCTACTGGAGCAGATAGTTCTGTAGCAGGACCACAAGGACCTCAGGGTGTTATTGGACCTGCTGGGGCTACCGGTCCTCAAGGACCACAAGGGCCTGAAGGACCACAAGGACCACAAGGACCGCAAGGTGTTGTTGGGCCACAAGGACCACAAGGACCTTCTACGCTAACTGTTGTTAGTGTACCTGTTTCTAGCACTAGTACTGGAGTAGTAGGAGAAATAGCCTACGATTCTAACTTTGTTTACATATGTGTTGGTGCCAATACATGGAGACGTGTGTTTGCCAGCGCATTTTAATTAGTATAAATATCATTATGGAAATTCCTAACAACATGAACAACCAACCTAAACCAGATATAAAGCCCGAAAAGAAGCCTAATGAGCAGGGCAACATCGGTGTTCAGGGACATATAAAAATATTTGATCCACAAACTAAAGAAGTTTTCATAGATAAACGTAATGCTATACATTATGAAAACTTTAGTTTAGCACTTGCACGTAGTCTTAGTAATCAAGGCTATGGTATGATAGCTGAAATGGCATTTGGTAATGGTGGTACTAGAGTTGACGAAACTGGAATCATAACATATCTTACACCCAATACTGTAGGTGTTAATGCATCGTTATACAATCAAACATATTATAAAACTGTGGATGCAAGGCAGGCTAGTAGTATAGATCCGGCACGAAATTTTATGGAAGTAAGGCATGTGCTTGGCACACCGTATAGTGATATTCTAGTTAGTTGTTTATTAGATTTTGGTGAACCAAGTGGACAGGCTGCATTTGATAACGCTACGAATAGTGATGGTACATTTGTTTTTGACGAACTAGGTTTAAAAGCCTACAGTGCAGATGGAGCAGGATTAGGTGATTTACTGACCCATGTTATTTTCCATCCTGTACAAAAATCCTTAAACAGGATGATTCAGATAGATTATACAGTCAGGATACAAAGCCTGTCTAATGGGATTTGATTATGGCGTATGTATTAAACTTTTCAGATCCTAGTAACACTAGCACTGTGGTCATTCCTGCAATGCCGCCAGGAATAAACAGTGTTGATACAAGTCTAAAACTTGTGGGCAGAGGATATCCTAACTACGGTGAAGCATATGCTGAAAACTTTTTACACCTTTTAGAGAACTTTGCCGGTCCAATACCTCCTGAAAATCCAATAGAAGGTCAGCTATGGTACGACACAAGTGATACAAATAGAAAAGTTCTACGGGTCATGGACGGTACAGCCACAGCTACACGTTGGCCTAATGCCACAGGCATTTATCAGCAAGGAACAGATCCTAGCCTTAGCCCTGTTGCAGGATTGAAGAATGGCGACATATGGGTAGACACTTCTAACAATCAACTTAAAATTTACAATAGTAACCAGTGGATCACAGTAGGTCCTAGTGTAGGCACATTAAGCAAGACTGGATCGGAAATACATAGATTTATAGATAGTACAGATGCGACTCAGTCATATTATTGTATTTTAAACTGGGCTAACGGTTACGTTGTATCTGTTATAAGCGCAGTTCAAGAGTTTACTCCTACAACCTATCCTAGTGGTATGCAAGGATTTACTAGTATAAAACCTGGCATTACAATGACAACTAGATTATTAGGATCTGCAAGTCATACATTTTATGGCACAGCAGAAAATGCTAATAAGCTAGGAGATCAACTAGCAGAAAACTATCTTTTGAAAAATGACAGTACTACAGCAGGGCAGCAGATTACAGGTAAAGTAGTTTATGTTACACCAAGCACAGCTGGTGCGCAGGGTAGAGATGGCGTATTAGTGAGAGTCTCTGGTACGTCTGCTAACGATTATATTCAGTTTTATAAAGATAGTTCGGACGCCGTAATTTATAACAATAAATCAGGCGGTAAAATAAACTTCAAAACATATGGAGTTACATTACCTAGATTAAGTGTTGATAAAGATCTCATTACAGTTAATACTAATACAGTTATTAATGGAACGTTATCTGTCTCTAACACAGCTACAGTAGTGTCTTTAGTTAGTTCAGGTGATGCAGCTATAGGTAATAACCTTGATGTAACAGGTAATGTTAGGGTAACAGGAGTTACTACTCTTACAAATACATTAGTAACTGGCAATGTTAGACCCACAACTTCTACTAATACTATAGGCACAAAGAGTTTGCCTTACCAGAATATTCATGCGGTTAATGTTTATGCTCAAAACTACCTCGAGCAACCAGGTACATTAAGACTATGGGCAGGGTCTACAGCTACTACTTTACCTGAAGGATGGATGTTCTGTACTGGCACGAGTTTAAGCACTTCAACTTATAGTGATTTATTTTCAGTTATAGGATATCATTATGGCGGTTCTACTGCTACTTTTTATATTCCTAATCTTAGTGTAACTTCACCGTTGCCTACTAGCGGAACTACTACAACTTATTATATTATTAAGACTTAACATGGCCTATACTATTTCTAATACCGACGGTACTACCCTTGTTACATTAGGGGATAGAACTATTGACAGAACAACTACCAGTTTGACTTTGGTAGGTAAAAACTACAGCGGCTATGGTGAGTTCATTAATAATAATTTTATTAAGTTATTAGCTAACTCTGCCAGCAGTTCTAGCAGTCCTCCAAGAAATCCTTTGAAAGGACAGCTATGGTATGATACTACTACACAGCGTCTTAAAGTTTATGACGCCGGCTTTAAACCAGTAAGTGGTGCAATTATTTCTGGTGATCAACCTTCAAATATCAGCACAGGTGACTTATGGTTTGACACAACTAATGAACAACTTAAAGTAGCTTCTGGTGGTCAAGTTTACACAGTAGGTCCAATATTTCCAAAGTTTGTAGGCGAAAATGGATGGGTATTACCTTATTTTATTCTAAAAGACTTAGACAGTAACAGTAAAAATGTTACATTGATGAAAAACTTCGGTGAAGTTTTAGGCTTTGTGGCTAGCGACGAGTTTTTAATAAGTACCTCTACCAACTTCAGTTATATTACTACTGCTACTACCAGTACAGTACGCGGCCTGAATATTTTAGGTGATATACAAGCTACAGGAAAGGCTATTATAGGATCAGATCCTCCGCCTACTAGAAACTCTACCGGCACAGTTGGAACAATAACTTGGGATACCTCTAGTGTGTACATTTGTTATGAAACAAATAAATGGGGTAAAATAGATATGAATAAGACTTGGTAACCTATGCCTTACATTTTAAATAAAACCAATGGTAATAAACTAGTAACATTGCAAGATGCTAGTTTAGATATTTCAACTAGCCTGACATTTGTTGGTAGAAACTATTCAGGGTACGGTGAAGTTTTCAATGAAAACTTTTTAAAGTTATTAGAAAGTTTTTCTAACACCAGCCAACCTGCTAAGCCTATTCAAGGGCAACTATGGTTTGATTCTACAAACAACCAACTTAAGATTAGTAGAGATGGTAGAACATTTAAAGGTTTAGCTAACTTAACTGTAAAGAGTACGTCTACGCCAGACAATCCTGTTGTAGGTGACCTATGGTGGGATACAGCCAACAATCAACTTAGTGCATTTGATGGCAGTACCTTTGTACTAGTAGGACCTTCTGATCCAAGCACTGCTAGAGCAAGTTGGGTTCCTGCAGAAGAAGTAGATAGTGTTACAAGTACATCATTCCCTGTAATCAAAGGTAAGTTTGGTTCGGATATAATGATTATATTTTCAAAAATATCCGATGAAGTTAGTAGTATATCTCCTAGTAGTACAGACCTTACGGGATCAAGTAAGTTTGGCAATGGTATTAAAAAAGGTGTTACACTAGTAGGCACAAACTCTAGTGGTAGCAGCAAAGAGAATGGCTATTATTTTTGGGGAACTGCTAGCGATAGTTTAAGATCTACAACATCAACTAATGTAACAGTTACAAGTGCTACAAGCGGTGTGTACTATCTTACATTTGCTAATGCTATCTCGGGCGATAAAGCTCTATCTACTGATACAGACTTAAGCTATAATGCATCTACTAACGTGTTGAATGTTACAGCTACTTCTGCAAGATATGCAGATTTGGCTGAAAAGTATAAACCAGACAGATCATATGCGCCTGGTACTGTAATGACGGTTGGAGGAACAGCAGAAGTTACAGCTAGTAAAGAAGGTGATAGAGCTATTGGTGTGATTAGCATGTATCCTGCTTACCTAATGAATGAAGGATTAGTTGACGGAATACCTGTTGCATTGAAAGGTCGTGTTCCTGTTAGGATATTAGGCAGTGTTCGTAAAGGTGACAGGCTAGTTGCTGCCGACCACGGGTGCGCTAGAAGCACACCTCCCGGTCATCCAGATGTATTTGCTATTGCTTTGGCTGATAGTGAACCTAATGCTGTTTTTGTAGAAGCAGTTATTCTTTAAACTGCCATGTCAGCCTTAATCGCGTCGTGACTTTGATAGTTTAATAACTCAATATCTTCCATACCAAAATCTGTTATAATAGATATTTCTGGATTCAACTGTAAACTAGGTAATGGCAATGGTTGTCTACTTAACTGTTCATTAACTTGATCAATATGATTATTATAGATATGAGCATCACCTAGTGCTATAATAAGCTCGCCGACTTCTAAGTTACATACCTGAGCTATCATGTGCGTAAACAAAGCATAACTAGCAATGTTAAATGGCACTCCCAAAAACATATCAGCACTACGCTGGTACATCTGACAACTTAGTTTACCGTTAGCCACGTAAAACTGCGCCATCATGTGACAAGGAGGCAAAGCCATTAGTTCAAGTTCACCTGGGTTCCATGCAGTAATAATATGACGTCTACTATACGGATCTTGTTTAATGCCTTCTATTAGTTCTAATAGTTGATCGTGATTTTGCAGGACGACCTTATTAACACGTATTAAAGGTTTGCGCCATTTACGCCATTGTACGCCGTATATTCTTCCTAAATCACCTTGGTGTCTTTGTAATCTTTTACCTACCCAATAAGGTGCTGTGGCATTGTCAGTCCATATAGTTTTTTTGTCTACGTAACGATCACCGTGCAGTATTTCTCTTAGTCTAAACTCATCTCCGCTACCTTCTATAAACCATAATAGTTCACTTACTACAGATTTCCATGCAAGTTTTTTTGTTGTTACAGCTGGAAACCCTTTATTCAAATCAAAAGTTAGTTGTATACCAAATAGACTTTTAGTACCTACACCTGTTCTATCCGGTCTATCGTGACCGTTTGTTAAAATGTTTCGTAGTGCATCTAGGTATTCAGTTTCTGGATGTGTCATTGTTATACTCATAAATTTTATATTCTACTGGAGATTCAAATGATGCTATTTCTATTTTATTTTTGAACTTAGTTTTTATATTATCTAAATCTAGGAAAGAATCACATTCATACTGTTTGTTGATTTCAGTAACATACCATCTATCTACTTTATCAAGACATTGTTTGTACACATTCGCGCCGCCTATAATAAACAGTTCTTTATTACCGGCATAGATTTTATAGTATTCTAATGCGTCGTCTACACTTTGCATCCAAATATCCATATCAAAGTCTACGCGACTAGAGACTATAATATTTTTCCTATTTGGTAATGTTCTTTTACCTAAACTTTCCCAGGTATTTCTGCCCATTAATATGTATTGTCCATCTGTCATGTTTTTAAACCATAACATGTCATAATGAAGATGAGGCCAGGGCAAAGAATTATTAATTCCAATGCCCTGGTTTGAGTCTACTGCTACAATAGCATTAATCATTAATGGTGGCTGTTACCTTCTTTACTCTACTTTTTGGTGGGTCAATAGCATCAGCTTCTTTTCTTAACTGCTGTGCCTGTTTAAAAAGTGCATCTGCCCTTGAGCGCATTTCTGCCGGAGTCATTGCTTCTGCTTTCTTTGCTTCTTCAATTTTTTGAGTTACAACAGTATCTTCGCCGGCATTTACACTAGCACTAGTTGTCTTGCTAGGATCGTCTTTTTTCTTACCTGTATCTCCTGAAACAGCTAGATCTTCTAGCGATACACCCTTTTGTTGTGCGATCAACTCGTTTAGTTCATCTAACTGAACACTTGCATTTGGACCTGGCGTTACCAGCACACCATTAGTAGGAACCTTTTTAAGGTGTCCTCTGGTATGCAGGAACTCTAGCATATTTGATCCGTCGGGAAACCTTCTCACTGCTAGAATATCAGCCAGTTCATTAGCTTGTTGTCCACTTGATTCTTGAAGAACACTCATGAGTGAATCATGATAGCTTTCTCCTAATCCATTAGTACCTACCACTAATGCACTAAAGGCATCTCCTGGAATAGTTCTGTATACAATAACGACCTTGGCGCCGTTGTTCTTCATTTTACCCACATGTTTCATGTGCTTCTCCTTATTCAGCAGGCTGTGCTGGTTCTTCTTTTTTAGGTAATACAGCAACTAAAAAGGTGTTTAACCTATCGTATACACTACCGATAGATGTCATTTCTGAGGCTTGAAATGCACCCCTGCGTACTGCTGTTTCTACAATAGCTCTAATGTTTTGTAGGTCCACAATGCTAAGTTCTGGTTGAGCTTGCGGTGGTTGTTCTACTGCTTGTTCTTGATTTTCCATTACCAAATTTCCTTTTTGTTATGTAAATATGGACATCCTAAGTATAATAGCGTAACTTCTTTTGGATCTTCTAATCCTACTTCTAAGACGTCTACCAACTTATTTTTATCATCTATAATAAACCTATTTTTAAAAGCGTATCTGCTTTTTAAGTTAAACATAATCCAATGTTCTATCATTCTAACATCGTATCCATGATCAACATGAATAGTCTTAAAATGCGCAGGAATAAAGGGCAACTTACGAAGCCCTAGTATTCCCAAAGGATTAACTTCACCTCTATTCAGCGGCATAATGTATATAGTTTATTTATAGTGAGCGGTCTGGCCAAATGGTGCAATAATGGATTCTGCGCCGTGTACAATAAACAGAGTGTCGCAATAGTCCTCGTCACCCCAACTACCACAAGGATAACCGTCAGTAAACATAATAAACTTTTTGGGAGTAATACCTTCACGTTCCATAAAGGTCCAGTTTACTTGGAAGTCTGTACCACCACCGCCTGCAGGTTTGTAGTCTAAAATATCATCTGCGGTATCGCCTGTAAACTCTGCATAGTTGTATACATCTGTGTCAAAGCACCAAAGTTTAATGCTGAAATCTTTGTATTCATCCATAATACCTTTGATTTCACTAAGGAAGTCTTTAGCCATTGCGTCTGAAATACTACCACTCATGTCAATACCAACACAGATGTCAATAGTTTCCTCATTCATTAAACCTGGAAGGATAGCGCCGGAATGTTGGCTTTTACGATTTGGGCGAGCGAAGCTAAAGTTACTTTTGATAAGACTTTGAATGTTCATACGTAACATTTGACGCCAGTCCATTTTAGGCTCTGTAAAGTCTTTGATTAGGCGTGCAACACCTGCTGGAACCTTACCTGCGCCGGCACTCTGGGCAGCAGCCACCATGGCCTCTTTAATCTCATCACGAATAGCCTTGCGCTCTTCTGGAGTAAGTTTAGGACGACCTTTCTTACCTTCTTCATCGCCGTCTCCTTCACCGTCTCCTTCACCGTCTAGGTGCTCGTCCAACAATTCTCCTAGAGTAGTAATGTCAATCTTAGAGGCTTTTTGTTCTAACTCTGCATAAATCTGTTCGTAGCTCCAACCTCTATATTTGTTATCTTGAAAGATTTGGATCCAGGAAGGCACTTCGCCGATGCGCTCATCTTTAAGGATTTGATTAGCGGCATAGTCTGCGGCAATATTGGATAATATAGGATGACGACCTTCACGACGACCCATATGATCGAATACATTATGTAACACTTCGTGAGCGAAGCCAAACTCTGCTTCTTTAGGAGTTAGCTTGTTGACAAAGTCGTTACTGTAGTAAAAATGGCGACCGTCTGTTGCCAAAGTAGGGCACCATTCGGTTGCGTCAATAAGTTTAAGACGTGTAGCAAGATTGCCAAAAAATGGATGTTTAAGCAATAAACCTACACGAGCAGTGACTAGCTTTTCTAGAATTTTATTCTTTTCTGCTGTCGTAAAATCACGCTTCTCAATCTTTTTAGTGCGTTCGGACTTCATAACAGATGACATTGTTTACTCCTTGTGTTTACAGTATATAGCTATTATACATTCAAATGAGAAAAATAGCAAGTAAAAAAAGGCCCTTGCGGGCCCTTTTTATTCCATTGCCTGGATAATGTACTTGCCGTACTGGTCATGGAACCTGTCAAAGTTCTTCAACTTACTAGCATCAAACGGTAGAGCATAATTCGTGAGCGCGACTTTGGCTCCCATCACAACCAACTCTGTAGGGAAATTGTCCATCATAAAACCAAAGAACTGATCGGCCATTTCATCCCAACCTTTTACTTTCTTTTGATGCGATGACTGGAGCTCGTAGCACATACTAACAGTTAAGGAATACATTGCGGAGATTTCTTTTATGTCGCACTTTTTAACCTTACCTGATAAGATATCCTCGGGCTTAGGCATCTGTTTGGCAACTTTACGGTGTGCCATAAACTTAACAGCAAGGCCTTCGCCTACTGCACCTGCTACAAGGTCAGTAAGAGTACCTTCGTCTAAGTCATCGTCAGTAAGTAATTCGCTTACAAATGACCAGCTACGTGGGGTAGCAAAAGAACGGCTAGAACTTTTTGGATCAAAGTCGTAGAGATCTTGTTTGGCAAAACCAATGTAGCCAACAACCTGCTCATGAACTTTGTTACCAGTAGCCCAGTTCAACCAATCTTCGTAGTCTGTGCGAAGTTCTAAGTGAAGGAAACGATTAGCCAACGGAGCAGGCATACGATAAGTAACGCCCTTGTCAGTTTCACGGTTACCTGCTGCTACGATTGAAACACCTTTTGGCAAAATATAAGTGCCCACACGGCGGTTAAGAATGAGCTGGTAGGCAGCTGCCTGTGTCGCAGGAGCAGCAGAATTCAGCTCGTCTAAGAACAGAATAGCATTGCTATCTGGATCAGTAGGAAGTTCGGACGGAGGCGCCCAACTCATAGTATTAGCCTGCGAGTTGTAATAAGGAATACCTTTAATATCAGTAGGTTCCCAAAGTGACAAGCGGACATCGATAACTGGACGATTGAACTCGTCAGCGATTTGTTTTACGATATCAGACTTGCCAATACCTGGAGGACCCCACATGAACACAGGACGCTGGATTTTAATACACTTACGAATACTACGTTTAGCTTCGTTGGGTGTTACAGTGCGATTAGCGGACATTTGTTCTGCCATGTTATCTCTCTAAAAGTTAGTTAGTTGGATATTGAACTAGTGTTTCAATATGTATATATTATACGAAAATTCTACTAATATGTCAATCTAGTTTTGTTGTTTTTAAGCAATAAATACCTATATGACCACAATAACCGTTACTAATGGAGACTTAACAACTTCATCCATTTTCAGCGCAGGAGAAAGCGCCGCAGTGTATGTTGAATCCAAAAACTACCTATTATATGGAGACGTTAATCAAGTAAACTATAATGTAAACAGCGGAGATGACTTTGGCTATTTGGTAGGAACTGTGGCCACAATATATGATAGTTATGTGGGCAAACGTCCAAATTCTGTAACCTTTATTGTCGCTGATCAAACAGAAATGCATGATCCGTCTTTGGCAGTTAATACTATTTTTTCAAATGCAGGTGCTGGTATTATTGCAGGCACTACAGGGACTGGCATTAGTGTTTCTACAGGAACCTCTGCTACTAGTATATGGGCAGTTGGACAGGTTGTTAGTGCTATCATTCCAAGATGGAACTGTGTTGTATTAGGTCGTATAAAGGAAGTTGCCTGGGCTAGTACCAGCACCTCTAATGTGATTGCAAATGGACAGTTCATCTATACCATAGAGTCTTATTCATCGAAAACTTCTACAACTTTGAGAAGATATAAGACCTATGAAAGATATGTGTTTAGTTCTTCTACAACAATGACTACATTGATAAACACTGGTACAGCAGCAACTACCTTGCCCGTAAAAGTTAACCCTATTTCTATTAGTCCAGGATTCGTAGATGGAGACAATTTAATAGAAACCGGTGTAGTATATTCTGAACAGTTTAGTGCATCAGGAGGAAATGGAGGCCCTTACACTTTTTCTATCTCAACTGGATCTCTTTTTACAGGATGGAGTTTATCTGCCGCAGGCTTGTTGGCAGGAAATTCTCCTTCTGGAGTAGAAACTGCTACCTTTACTATTCAAGCACAAGATTCTGCAGGAACAGTAGGCACGAAGCAGTATGTAGTTACGACATACTAGTCTTTTGACTTTCTGCTTTTGAAAATAAAAACTTTTTTATGTCGCCTGAAAACAGAATAAGCTGAATGGCCATTCTCTCTGTAAAAACATATATGTCTTTATTAGTCAAATACCATGGGCTGTCTATAAAGTTATCCAACCAAATAATTTGTTGATTAGTATATTCTAGATCTTTTTCAAGACTAATTCTATGACACTTAATGTCTGACTGCGTCAATGCTAAAAACCCTTCGTTTGTTAGTCTTAACCCACCTTTTTGCTTATTTCTAGTGCTGAACCACCACTCTCTTTGATGTTTTTTGATGCTTTTTTCGTCAATATCATAACCTAACTGTTCTAATACATACTTAGTTAGATTAGTCTTTAAGTTCATTTTTTATCTGTTCTCCGGTAGTGAGTTTATATACAGCAAACCGGTCAGTAGAAAACATTTTATTCAGTTTTTCTGCTAGGTTAAAGGCATGCCCGCTGTTTGAAAAACTAACTTTTTTGTATTTAGGTCCGATCTGTTGAGCTACAATACTGCTGGTCTTAAGGTTGATAGGTTTGCCTTCAAAAAATACAGCCCATATTGCTTCGGCTTCTAAAACCTGTTCGCTTTTAAATGTTTTTTTATTTGTTACTTCTAATAAAATATTAGGTTTAGGCCTACTCATGTGCATCTGCTCCGTTAAGTATGCACTTATTTAGCCAAAATATATTTAGAAGCTGCCTCCGTTAAACTTAACTTCTATGGTCTCATTGTTGGGTTGACGTTTATCCAGATTACCTGCCAGTCTTGTCATTACCACACTTAAACTATTTTGTAAATCTTCTACTTCCTTAATAGTTAGTGTAATATTTTTTTGATTTCCTTTGATGGCTATTCTCGCTTTAGCTAGAAAATCTTCTATAGGCAGTGTGTTTAATTGTTGGCTCATAGTTTTTTATTGTTTATATTTAAAGCTATTTTCATTTCTTCAGATGTTTTGTATGGTCCATGAAACGGGTAGCGTTCTAGTGTAATCAATTTAGGACAAAAACTTTTTACCCATCCTTTTCTAAACTTAATAATATAGTATCCTGCACAATATTGACTTTTACTTTTATCACTTTTGGCAAATAAAGGAAGTTTTTTCTTTACATTGTAAACAGGTTGGTAGGGCTTTGACCCACATGGGAAGTCGTAGATTGAATAAGTATCTTCTGTTTGTACATTTTTCTTTACAGTCTCTTCATGTATGTCAGTGCCTAGCTTACTATTAACTTCTTCGAGATTTTTGAAAGGTAACATTTGTCCTTTCTTGAATATAGCGTATCCTTTTTTATATTTTGATACAGAACAAATCTTTTCAAATTCGTTTCTAATCAACCATTCCTTATTAGGAACAAGAGTTTTAGTTAATGAGTTCATTCACAATACCTTGCGTTAAGTGGTTCAGCATAACTTTGTACCTGTTCGCTGATTTTGTCTAAGTCGTATTCTGCACAAAACTTCAATAAGCGAACGCCTACTTGCGGAATATTCTTAGTCTTGTGTTCTTCGGAACAGATAACATTGTCGATAATTTGTTTTATGTCGTCTGGTTGTGCAGTAAGGTCACACAATAATTTGTTTCTATTATAGTCGTCTAGTACACGATGTTCTACTCCATTGTGATCTACCCATTTTTGTAGCATAAGATTATTCCAAGAATATCCTTTGCTGTTACGGTCTGCGTATGCTTCTCTCAGTCCTATTTTATTTTTTGTACCTTTTTCCCGTACACCCGGATATGCACTAAAAATGTTATCGCTTGTGTCGCCGCGCATACACTTCTCAAACAGTAGCCATTCTGGATCTGGAGCCGGTTTAACTTCTTTTGTTTTCTTATCAACTACAGGCCTGCCCTTTTCATCAAAGTAACCTTCGTGAGTAATGGTAACACTCATTACTCCATTATATTGACGGACATTAGGAGCTATGAGTTGTGCAAAGTCGCCGTCAGTTGATATAATAACATGGTTATCGTTTGGGTGTAAACGAATCCAACCTGCAATAAGATCATCTGCTTCTAGTTGCGGATGATGTAATACAGTAGTATTAGTCTTGTTTACTACAAAGTCTTTGAACTGATCAAACGTTTCCCAGAACACACGATCTTCTTCTGCTTCTTTTGGTGTGTGAGCATCTCTAGCCTCCTGTCTATTACGCTTGTATGGCTCATAATAATCCTTGCGCCAGCTACGGCCTTCTAAGCAGAATATAACATGATCACCTTTGAAGTCTCTCCATGCTTTACGAATACTACCTAGAATGGTATGAAGGCTCATACCCACTTTGTCGTTTAAACTACCTCTTACAGTGTGTCTGGCCCTAAAAAACGTATTTGCAGTGTCTACCAGTATGTATGTCTTAGCCATTAGCTAACCTCTGATCGTCCATTTCCTATGTTATTAACATTGATATATCCAGTACCTCTTCGGCTCATGTCTATACCCTCTTCGGTTGCAACATTTCTACAAAGTTCAGTGAACCATTGGTTTACAATTTCTTCATCTGACTCTCCTCTGTATCCAGCACTGCGTAATTGTAACACAAAATACTCGTTCCAGTCAAGCTCAAAGAATCCGTTCCTTATATTGTCTTTGTTAACATGCGTGTTCAAAACACAGACCCATGGTTCTTTATTTTGAGTGGCCAGTTCTTTAGGACTAAGATTTGCCTGTTCTTTGGCAGCAGCCTCTTGAGCAATAGCTCTAGTTTCTGCTATTGCTTCATTCATTTCAGTTATTCCGAATATTTTTTTTAATGTATTTTTTAAGCTCATTGGTTTCCTATAAATCTAACTTAGTAAGGGAGTGGGTTGATCCAAGTTCCCCTTTAATAAACGTATTAAATGCAAGACTAATTCTAGGGGACGATCCTTTATACTTTTCTACATAGTGTTCTATATATGAAGGAAAAAGCAATAAGGTTCCTTCTTCGGAATTAATTGAGTATTCCTCACTATTAAATGGAGTGTACCTTGTTTTTTCTATTAAAATATCTCGTTGTTTAGGATTTTTGAAGAATATTTTGTTATTTGAAGATTGTTGTTTTATATATAAAACTCCGCTTAGATAGCTATTAGGATGATTATGTATATGATGATATTCTTCCGTTTCCGTAAAAGTTAACCAAGATTGTGTAATATATAAGTTAGAAGTTGAAGGCAAAGGGTCTACTTCATATAGGTATTTACTTATGCTGTCATCAATAAATTTTTTGATATGTAGCATTTCAATAGAATTTAAAACATAGGTGTTGCTACTTATGCTATTTGTTCCTGTGAAGACTTTTGTTCGATATGAATCTAATACAAACTGTATTTCGTTCGAACTAAATTGACGATTTATTTTATAAATTGCTAATGCAGTAGGGAATAAACCTATTATAGACAAACGACTACTCCTTTTTGTATGCTGGGTTAGGAATGTCTAATTCGAAAATATGTAACTTGGTAAAACTATCTGTAGGTGTGTCTTTTAGATATTCTAATGTTCTACTGTGTTCTGCTTCTTGCCTTGTCAAATAAAAACCATATCCTATATAATTACTACCAGATACAGAAGCTCCTGTGGTTGCAAAGTTCATACCATTTTGACATAATAGCATGTATATTTTCAATCTTTCAGGAACTGGTAAAGGCTCCAATTAGGTTCCCCATTCGTTCTTAAACAAAGGCACTTGAAGCCTATCGCTATATCTTAGTCCGTGTTTCATACAGGCTAAGGCTACATTCTTATTATTTAAACTATAGACAGTTTCAATTCCGCCAACTGGCATCATATAGACTTCACCTTCAAATCCTGCATCTCTAAATTCCATTGTGGCACGTAGAGCATCTTGAACATCTTGTTCGGTAGCAACTACGAACTTGAGATATACATAGCCCACGGATTCATAATCACATACGATTTCTGGCTTAATAGCTTCTTCCCAGCGTTCACCGGAGTTAGGCAACTTAGCACTGACACTAAAGGTTAAACATTCCCGTGAACGATTTGGATTGCGATTTGTCCATGCTATCAAATAACGTTTGAAATCTGGTGTTAAGCGTTGGGTACCATTAGTTTCAAAAGTTAATTCTCTAAGGTCCTGCATTGACTTGTGTTCTAATAAATCTGAATAGCTACGTTGCCACCCTAGCAAAGGTTCACCACCTGTAATAACTAAATGCTCTCTCATCCAACGCTTATACGGCAACATGTCCATAATAGCACCTGCAATAGCATCTGTTTCTAGTACAGGACTAAAGTCCTTAAACCTTGGATCCCAACTTGCATAACTATCACACCCTGAATGAACTAATGGTAAGTCTTTGTAAGTTTTAAAATCTCTTATACGATTGGCTATTTCATTACGTTCGTTAGATTTCTCACCTCTTGACATACCAAATCCGTCGCAGGTAAAATTGCATCCGAAAACACGAAGGAATACACTGGGCACACCCATATAGCGTCCTTCACCTTGCACACTATAAAATAGTTCACTGACTTTAAGTTTAGACATTTTTATCCTTTATTAAATATAATATATTATATATTTAGACCTGTCAACCTTTATGAACAATATTACAAAAATATTTTGGGATCTTAGCAATCATTGTAAATCGGAATGTAGTTACTGTCCAGTTAGCCTGCGCGGGGGAGATAGGCCAAACGAAACAAACGAATATGTACGCATCATAAAACTTCTTATTGAAAATTATTCTAGCATGAATCGGAGTATAGAATGGATATTCAATGGCGGAGAACCTTTGGATATGGAGAATATTGTTACATTATTGAAACTATGTAGAGAGAATGGAAAGTCTATGACTTTGAATACAAATGGAGGCAAGTTATGGGTTGATTGGTGGGCCATAGAACCTTATGTTGATAATTTAATCCTAACTTACCATTATTGGCAAAACCCTGCATTAATTGACTTCATTATTTCTATTTGGAAAAAACAAAATAAAAATTTAAGCGTTGGGGTTCCAATCAGACCTCAATTTTTTGATTATGATATAAACAGAGCACTCGAAATAGAAATCAAACACAAATTAATAGTGGGAAAGAATATACTTTATAAGTTTGCTAGAGAGGATGCTGGTATGTACGATTATAATGATCAACAACTACGTATTATTTCAGGTGACGAATATTTAGTAGAACAAAAAATAGAATACGACACTATAACCTGGCAAGAAAAACACGAAGAATCATACTCGACTAATCCTGTATTTACAGGTAAAAAGTGTAATGCAGGTATAGAGTACCTCTATATAAGTCATGAAGGATGGGCATCAGGTAGCAAATGTAGAAATCACCCATTAGGCAATATATGGGCAGATGGTTGGTTACCACCTAAAACGTCTCAAACTTGTACTATGCAGGCCTGTGTAGATCCGCTGGATCAGTTAATTACTAAATTTTAGATTGACTAGGTGTAAATCGTAATAAAAAGGATTCTAGCAAGCATTGATATGTCTGCCCTGTTTTAATCTTTTGATAATATACCCACATCCCTTTTTCTATTGCAATAACATTTTCTACGGAGAACTCCTGTCCATCAGAAGTTCTCCATATGCTCTTTTTTGCAGGTATATTTTTCATTTAACTTTTGTAGGGTTTTCTATCATTTCAGCCGCTTCCCTTACCTGTTCCTTAATTTTATCCCAATCAATCTCAAACTGCTCAACTGGTCTTGGTGTAAGTTCTAATACAGGCTCTACCTCTTTAACTTTTTTAGTTCTTTTTTTAGGTGTTTCTGCAACGACAACTTCTTCTGTTTTCTTTTTCCTAGGCATAGTTATCTCCTTTGGCATATTTACTTAAAACGGAATGTCATCGTTATCTTCTTCGGCTCGTAATGTTGCCAAACATACATTATAATCAATAATAAATGCTTCCCAACTCTTACGCATTGCAGGCCACCTTTCCAACATTTGTTTTAGCCTCCACCAACTTACTTGTTCAAATGTTTTATATTCTACAACGTAATCATCTATTGTAACTGGCCCATCATCATAATCTGACATGGGCCACTCTGTGTCGTAATTAAAACTGTCTTGTGATTTGGAATCCAACTGCGTTGTCTTTGACACCTTCTTGTCCTTTAAAGTTTTGACGAGTTTCAATAAATGCTAAGGTGCTGTATTCTTTGCTGTCATTGAATTTATGGTACAAACCTAAGCGTGTTTCTTTCACATCCGCGGCTAGATTAACAGTGCTATGTTGGATAATATTAAACTGTGCGTCTAATCCAACTGGTGCCACTAGTTCAGCCTCTGCCCTATATACACTTACTGGTTGATAAGCCATAATACCTACGCTATTATTTTTAGTCAGTTTATGTTCTGCACCTAATGTCCAGCTGTAGCTACGAACAGTTCCTAGTTTCGCAATGTTGGCACTGTTTGCATTAGTTCTAGTAAACCCGTGTTGCATGTTAGCATATACAGTGGTATCACTAAGTTCTTTAGAATATCCTAAGCCTAAGAAATGTGTGGCACTTTCAGTATTACGAGCAGATCCTGTAAAACTGTTTACACTATTGCCTAACCATGTATTAAACTCAGTAAACGTCCCTCCGCTCAGTCTAATATCTCCTTGACTTGTTTTTACTGTATAGGCAGTTTCAAACATAGTAGGAGCCGTAATCATTTGATTAGCGTCACTGTAGATGGACATTTCAAAGTTATTAACAGAGGCGTGAGTTCTATCTACATATGAGTTAAACTGTGTGTAAAGATTTTTAGTCTCGTAGGGCATCAATGCCTGTTTAGGATTAAAGTCAAGTCCTCTGGTATATGCTGTAAATGCCTTACCTTTAATATAAAAGTCACGTTGGAAATCATCCACTACCATAATGCCAGTAAGTCCACCTGTGCTAGCTGAACCACCTGTAAGCAATAAAGGATCTGCTCCGGGGATGATTGGACCTGACAATCTACCTGTGGTAGGAATACCTACCATACCAACAGGACGAGTAGCTCGATCTAAGTCCATTAGCCCTTGCCCATGTAGCACAACATTATAGCCTGCGATATTTTTATTACCAGTGGATAACAAAAGTTTTGCAACATTAGCACCAGTCATCTGGGGCCACATTTGATGAATAATAGCAACACCACCGCTGATTGTAGGAGCAGCGAATGACGTTCCAGATCGTGCTCTAGTATCAATGCTAGTAATGCCCACTCCAGGTGCAAGCAAATAGAAATCACTCATTCTATATTTGTCTTGACAAACGTTATTTGTCATTATCATACATAAATGAGCAGCGCCATTATTGCCGCTACCAGTTCCTTTATTAGTTTGACTATTCCAGTTTCCTGCAATAATCATACGCCCGCCTAGCATTAGATTACCGTTACTATCTGTTGCTGTGGCAAGTTGACTTAGTCCTCCAGACCACGCAGTGCCATCATTTCCTGATGCAACTACAATAACCATGTCTCCAGGAATGCTGTTACGCCATTGTGTAGCATTGAAAGATAAAGGCAAGTTACCCGTATTGGTATATGCTGTTTTATATACACCCGGTGCAATCAAGGTAGGTTTAAGATTGTTTGAAGATAGGGTAAAGTTCAAACTCATGTTTGCTACATCTGCACCAGTTTGAGCCGCCCAACTAGCTGCATTTAAAGCATTAGTGCTGGTAATGACACCTGTATTAGTTACCTTACCAACAATAAGTTTAGCGTCATAGGCTACACCATGGGCACCGATATTGTTTTTAGCTGCGGCAGCAACTCCTGCAACATAGGTGCCGTGTCCTACTCTATCTGCTATAGTTCCTGAGTTACTAAAGTCTTTTACCATCAAAATCTTATTCACGAACTCTGCATGATTAACATCGATGCCAGAATCTAAAACTGCAATCACTGAGCCTTTGCCTGTATATCCCCGGGCATAGGCAGCACTGGCATTAACACTGGGCAATGCTCTGCTTCTACCATATTCTCCAGTTTCAAATGCTTGTTGAGTTAGAGATTGCGCATAGAGTGAACCGCAGGCAAGAGCAATACTTGCTGCTAAGATTTTTAGTTTCATAGGAAATCCTATTTTAAGTTGGCGAAAAGATTAGTGGCACTGAAAAAGTTTTGAGTCAAATCCTCAGCCTGTTTACGGATTTGAGGTATTTGTTTCTCATAGTTCTCCATCAGTGTAATGATATTATAGCAAATATCCTGTCTATGAGCAAGATAACTATCCCAACTCTCTGTCCATTTAGAAGGATATTTAAAGCCTTCATAATACATTTCCTTGTAACTTAGTCTATCTGGAACGAATGGAATAGCATCAACTAAGCATCCTTCGTAACAGCTAATACCCAGTGTCTCTTGTAGGTTAGCTGAAAATACCATGTTGGCTTGACCTAACAGTTTATGATATTCATCTTTACTCAAGGTCTTTTCCTGACATACTATAAACTCATATTGAGGTAAGATGAGTTCTAAGTCTTTGAATATCTCTAGCTGTTTTTCTGGAGCGAGACGATGCGGGAACAATATAAGGTTACGTTTTTTAAGATTTTTGAACGGAGCCAGAGTTTCCTGCATATACTCCATGGGCCAACCTGACCTTACAAAGTAGGGTCTTTTTCCATATAGAGCATCTTCTATGTCTTCATCGATCCAAGGGTTTTCATCTAATCCGTCGTTTAACAAGTTACGAACAAACATCTCAATATGAAAGTTTGTGGCAAAGTAGTTATGGTCGATAGCATTAAAGAAGCTTTTCTCAGCATGTCTTACCCATGGACTATTACCAATAAGACGACCTAAAAAGTCCTGAGGGTCGTATGACCCGGCGTGCCACAGTGCGTGAATCTTTACTGGGATATTCAGTAAAGAACTCATATATTTTAAGTTTATGATGCCTGGATGCCAAGCATCAGTAAAAATAAAATGGTCGCCAGGTTTAACGGCTCCATCACAAAAAAGCCTACCCATTTGTTCAACCTGGCTAGACTTATATATATTGGTGCCACCAAAATTAAGAAAAGCGCCAGGAGTAGTGGCGCTAGGAATATCCGTAGGACCAGAGATAACGTGAACCTCATGTCCTTGTCTTGTAAGAATTTCGGGTACATGGTGTTTCCACTGTCCTGTATAGCGGGTCTCTACGCTTTCTAAGTCTACTAGAAAGATCTTAGCCATTTTGTTCTTGACGATTAGCCTTGCTTTCTCTACGTGCCTTACGTTCTAGGTATTCACGCCCCTTTTGAAACTCTTTCCATTCTCTTGACTTGTATAAGTC